TTAAGATTACCCGGTGGATTCCCCCCCACCGAGCTGAGCAATGGCTAGGCCTTCACTCTACTTAACTCTTCGTAGAACATTTTCAGTATCAACTTTCCTTGTGACACATTTCTCGAGGTCTTACGATCCGAGAAAATGGATCCAAGAAGTGGATCTGGAATATAATCTACAGGAATAACGTCGATTGGAGTTTCCGAGTCAGGAAGATCGCATTGGACGTTCGAAAGAACGACCATTGCTTTCATCTTCGCCAGCCCGATGGGGTGACTGAGACCGTAGATCCAACCAAGAACCGATTCCGAAACCGGTTTACCCTCAGCATGTTCGAGAGGGGTTGTAATCCTTGCGAATATTAATTTATCACAAGGCTCACTTCCAACCTCGAATATGTTGTTGATCTTATCATTCATACTCAGTATGGCTCGCTTGTTATACGCTTGTAAAAGCGTGTGACCATCGATGCCAAAGAGGCACCATGGATACCCCGCTACGCGGGCTTCCATAGCTCTCTGAGTACCGAGTATAATGCTAAGAAGGAACTTACCCTTACTTGTCAAGTAAGTGAAAAGTTCCGGGGCATAAAGTTCGGACCCAAGAATGTGTATATCCCATCTATCTCTTAAGAACCTTAGTAAGGGGGAAATCTGGTAAACAGAATTTCTCGCCTCAATAAGGATTTTAGGAGGTAGACCAGTGATCTCCTCAGAGTTTAAGAAGATTCGCTTTGCGAATTCTCCGTAGACCCTGTGGGGAGATTGACTGACTAGAGATTTATCGAGATTGATCCTCACGGAACAATCCTCCATAAATTTCTTGTAGGCATCTGCCACACCCTCGTTAAAGATACAAACGTCATCCCCAAGAATCTGATAATCTGTAAAGGTATGAGAACCTGCACAGTATTTGATTACCAAGTGATGTGTGAGTGCGAACACCCCCCAAGAGCTTAAAGCTCCTAAGGGCTGTCCGACCTCCCATCTCACCTTGTCTTGGGTTTGAGGTATAGCGAATACTCGCTTAGATATCACCGTCTCCCAATGGGTTGCAAATTCTTCTCCGAAAATGTGGGAAACCACTATTTTCTGAAGTTGAATTGGAAACCTATCGGTTGCCGATGATAGGTCGAATGACGCATTATATTTCCTTTCGTTGGCTAAAGAGATTACTCTCTTAAAACCATCCGATTGGGAATATGTTGAATCACTCTTCCATCTCTTTAATAAGGACATCACTTGATCGTGAAGCCATATTAAGGAATTCTGAGTCCAGTAATCCACTATCGCGATATTTCTCATTTTCCCTCCCCCTTCTGAGATCGTTGAGATCTTAGAGTGGAGAACGGGTCGTGAGATCTTCAGTTCCTTGGTCTTGATATCCCCCATCACAGTTCGGAAACTATTTCCGATCTCTGGTAGGGTATAATCAAGTAACCACTGAATTGAGGCCTTGAGTTCCTCTTCTGGGAACAGAGCGAATGCGTCAAAATGTGCGTTAAGCACAGCTTGACCATTTGGTCCGTTCTTAGAAGATAAGAACCCTAGGTTATCATGTTGTTTCTTTCTATCGGGTTTAATAGGACCATGTGAAAATAGGTCAGATTGTTTGACAAACAATCTGAACTTATCTTCAAGACTCCCTAGAGGTTTTGATATTGGTGCAGTTATTGCACTAGTATCAATCTCTATAGGGAGGTGTATCAGTCGATACGCCATTAGCACACTCAGTGCTAGTCTCTTGTCTGATGTTGTTCCTTGTAGTAAAGGTACCAGTGGTTTTAACACCATCGGTATCTTTGTGCCAGGAATGACTTTTCTCCATGGTAAAGGAGTAAAGTCGATTCCCAACGCTATTCCAGTTCCAATTCTTTGGAGCTGTTTAGCCAGTTGGATTGTTGATTTTAATCCCCTAGACGTAATTTCCTTCATCAAGAAGTTACGGTAGGTATCGAAATGTTGCGAAGAGTAAGAAGATTGTAAGCCTTGGCCACTGTTCAGCGTCTTAACAACGTTTAATAGTGTCTTTACAGAGTTTAAACCCTCTGTAATGGTTTTCAATGGTCTGATTCGCTTCTTCATAATTGTTAAGGTTATGAGGTGCTTTCGCTACCTTGCGGTAGGTGCCAAACAGTCAGGATATACCATTCCTGGACATTGACCCCTGAAA